TTGACAACAATCTTCTTTTGTAAGGGAGGTATTATCGAAGCTAGTTCCGTCACCATCGCCAGCCTGCTCACTACCGCAGGCACCGCAATCACCTCTGGTATCGGCATTGTTTGGGAAATTGCCACCGCTAACCCTCTGCTGACCTTCTTTGTCGGTGCGTCCGTGATCTCTGTCGCCTTCGGCATGTTCCGCAAGGCCAAGCGGTCCGTACGCTAAAACCTCTCGCGGGGTGTGGGGCTCACGCCTCACACCCTAGTTTTTTAGGAGGCCTCCATGCTCACATTCTTCTCCGGCTGTGCCGCCCTCTTCTCTGCTACCTTCAATGCCGCCTGTGGCCTGGACTATTTCAAGTTCCTCGCCGCCGTCCTCCTAGTCCTGGTCGCCTTCAATCTGTTCCTGCTCCTCTCCCATGGCTTCCGCAAAATGTAACACAACTCGACGCCGCTGCCGCGCGGATCAGCTCCGCAGCTTCCGGCACACTGTATTACAAAGGGGGTAAAATCATGTTCGTAGTATTCGATGAGCTCAACCTTGTCTGGGGCCAGGCCCGGCAATTCCCGCAAGCCCAGCATCTGGCCAACTATCTCCTTTCCCTCGGCCATACCCCCAGAGTGGAGTATAACCCGCCCTATTCGCTGACCTGGCGGAGCAAAATGAAAGAGCCGTGATTTCTCACGGCTCCTTCCTCTGCGTCTTAAGTTCTGCATTGTACTTCATTAAGGCTCTTATTGCTTTGTATATCGCATAAATGACTGCAAATGGAAATGCGATTAAGATTATTAGGGTTAGAATCGTTGCTATAGCTTCCATTTTATTGCCTCCTTTTCTTGAGTTTATCTACTTTGGGAGTGATTGTCAATATGAAGCGGCCTTTGTTTTCCATTTTCCTTTCTTTTGTTCTTTGTATTGGAGTCCTCCCGGCTCGGGCTCAAGCTGTCTCGCCTGATTCGCTGGAAACCGCTACACAGTTAGTGGAGCTGGGCGATTGGTTGCAAGGCGCCTTATCCGATGGACTGAATGCTATTGCTAGTCTTGTTCGTGATGATTTCTGCTATTCCAGCCCCAATCATCGTCACGATTTCCAATTGCAAAATACCTCTATTGGCGATGACTATGGAACGCATTATGTTTGTCAGTATTGCAGGGCTACTGCCCCTGATGTATTTTCCTCCGCCTACTCCACCTACACCACCAATCTTACCACCGAGCTCGGCACCACTACCCTTTCTGACGGTACTCTTATATATCCCTTGATTCCAAAAACCTGGACAGGCGGCAATACGGGTCAGCCTACAGCGATTGACGGTGCTTATTTTTCATATGGACCCTTTGCGGTCCAGCGTCAGGTTCAACTTTCCTTTTATTCCCGTACAGCTCCTTTCACCGGTAATTATGCGTTCTACTCGGATATAATTTCTTCTAATGCGAACATTTCTTGGAACTATGTTCCAGGTGGTGATAGAAATGCCGGTAGCTCTATGACCGGTTCAACCAATACCCCCATGATGCGATTCTCCCCTATTGACCTTAATGGGGTAACAACTGTATCTGGTATTTGTGGCTTCGTCTTTACTCCGGCAACTGGCGGTGTATCCGATTTGAGCTCGCTTGATATATCGCCTAGTTCCCGCCCTACCGTGATTACCGGCCCCGTGGGCTATTACGACACCAGCAACAACCTTCAGGTGGTTAATGATACCACCATCGTAAACGAGACCAATAATAGTTATTACAACCCTGTCATCAATACCACCTCCGATATCTCCTATTGGTCCTATGATTACTCGGACCGTAGCTACCACCTCACTCTGGCCACCGGCGATACCGCTACCGTCACCTACGGTGACGAGTATATCGTCATCCAGGAGGGAAACGTCATCTACAACATCTACTACGTGATCCAGGGCGGCGGCTCCGGCGAAGGTGGTTCCTCTTGCAACCATAACTATACCTCCGCTGTTACCACCGAGCCCGGTTGTACCACCAAGGGTATCACCACCTACACCTGCGATCTCTGCGGCCATAAGTATACCGAGTACATAGACGCCCTGGGCCATGACTGGCAAGCCACCGAGGAGGTCCCCACCACTTACGCCCTCCCGGAAAGCGCCCACTGCCCCACCTGCCAGGGCACGTCCTTTACCCACGAGCTTAATGCCAGCCACGATGAGTATACCTGCACCTGCTCCAATCCGGACTGCGGCGCTACTTGGGCCGAGACCCCGGTGACCACCTATGGCCATACCATCTATACCTGCTCCCGATGCGGAGCCACTCAGAAAGACAGTGAGGACCCAGACAGCGGCCTCTTTACCGCCCTGGGCAACTTCCTGGCGGACGGTATTGACTGGATTGTGGACAAGCTGGTCCAGCTCATTGACAGCATCGCTGGTATCAACGAGATATTTACCGAGTACGTGGAGCAGATGAAGGAGAAGGCCGGTGAATACCCCGCCTTTATCTCCGCCTTCATCGCCATCATGCCAGAGGACCTCATGACCGTGGTCTGGTTCGGCGTCATCGCCGCCGTAGTCCTGGCCGTCTGGAAGAAGTGGTTTAACTGATACTGTAACACAACTTGACGCCGCTGCTGTGTGGATCAGATCTTCAGCTCCGGCCCCTATGTGTTACAAAAGGAGGAAGTCCCCATGTTTTCCTGGATATCAAACGCAGTCGGTAAAGTTGCCTCCTGGCTGGGTGATGGCATCGGCTCCTTTTTCGAGTGGCTCTTTCATGGCATCGGCACTGTCCTCACCAAGCTCATAGACGCCGCCAGTGGTTTCTGGGATGTGCTGGACGCTCTGTGGAACTTTGCTGTAGGCTTCAAGGACACAATTTTCTCCATGCTGACCACCTTTTTTCCATTCCTCCCGGCCCCTGTGTCCGCTGTGATTTCCTTCGGCTTCTTGGCGATCCTGGTCGCCGGCATCTACAAGAAGGTGAAAAAGTAATGGAAGAACTCGCCGCCGTGATCGCCCTCTGTGTCAACATTCTGAAAATGCCCTTTACCATCTGGGGATTTACCCTAAATTTGTGGGATATCCTCATCTGGTCCCTGATTGCCGGCATCATCCTTTGGCTGATTGTGAGGTTTTTTTATGACTGACGAAGAAGTCCTTACCCCCGAAACGACTCCGGAGCCCACTGAGACCATTGAGACGGTGGTGGAAGAGCCCAGGCTCTTCCTCACCACTCCCTTTGAGGAGTATACCGTCACCGAGGGCCTGCTTCTCACTCTGGTCCTCCTGGTGGTGGTCTCTTTCCTTGTAAAAACCGTAAAGGAGGGTTTCTATTGGCTGTTCTAGTGGCTGAGTTTTTCAGCGTGATCGGCGTGGAGGCCACGGCCCCCACCAATATGGCGGAGCTGATCCCTTATCTGCTCACCGTGGTTATCGGCGTGTTCTTGGTCTCCGGCGTCTTTCGTGTGATTGGAAAGCTGGCTGAGATCTTCCTTAACTGGAGGCGCTGGTAATGGCAATTCTCGTTCTCATCGCCCTGGTGGCATGCCTGTTCATGTTTCCCACCTTCCGCTGCGCCTTCTTCCACCCTGTGCCCCTGATCGTCAATGGTGTCAGGGACCTGTACCTGTATATCCGGCATAAGGGCTATAACGATTATGGCACCGGTGAGCTCGTGGCCTATACCGGTCTCTTCGGCAAGGGTAAGACCCTCTCTGTGGTTCACCGTGTGGTCTCTGCCTATAACCAGTACCATAACAGGCCCGTCTGGTGCCCCCGCCGTAAGAAGATGGTCACCCAGAATATCAAGGTGATCTCCAATGTGTCCCTCTCTATCCCCTATGAGGATTTCGTGAGCCTGGAACAAATTGTCCTGGCTGCTGAGCGTAACCAGGAGTACGATGACGAGCATGACACCCTCACCCGGACCCTGGTCCTGGGAGATGAATTTTCGGTGCAGTTGAATTCCCGGAACTTTAAGACCAATATAGACCCGCTATTCCTGAATACCATCCTCACCTGCCGCCATTACTACATATCGCTCTACTACACCGCCCAGCGCTTTGGGCACGTGGACGCCCTGCTCCGTCAGGTAACCAGTGCTGTCATAGAGTGCGATAAGCTTTGGCGCTTCCAGCGGCTCAACACCTTTGACGCCTGGGACTTGGAGAACGCCACCAACACCCAGCTCATAGCCCCCATTGCCCGGGGCTGCTGGTTCGTCCGGAATCGGGACTATAACGCTTACAACACCCTGGCTTGCGTGGGCAACCTCAAGAAGTCCATGAAGGAAGGTGACATGATGACCGAGGAGGAAATCCTTAAGCTCCAGCAGAACACCCAGCAGGCCAACATGGAGGCCGTCAATAAGCCCTCCCGGCGCTGGATGAAGTCCAGGAAGAAGCAGACCAAGTAAGACAGGGGCCCCGCGGCAAGGCTTTAGCCGCGCGGGGCCCCTTGTCACACATAAAGCGCCCTGGTTGCCAAATCGCTGCAGCGAATTTGTGTTACACCGTGCACCTTTTAATAAACTCCCTGGGCGTTAACCACCCAAGAGATTTCCTTGGGTAATCGTTCATCCAATCCTCGCACTCCTGCACCTCCCGCCGGGATACCCTTCCGAAGTCTGTCCCCTTGGGAAACCACCGCCGAATCATCCGGTTGTGATTCTCGTTGGTCCCCTTCTCGTATGCTGCATAGCTATGGCAGTAAAATACAGGACAACCAGCTACGGCCCGCAGCTCCTCATATTCGAGGAACTCGGGCCCGTTGTCTGTCGTTATGCTCTTAATCTCCATCCCCACCGGCAGCCTTCGCTTCATCCGCTGGAAGGCACCGCGCACGGTAGCGGCCTTCCGGTCTGGTATCTTCTCCATGAGCTCAAACCGCCCGGTCCGCTCCGTCACGGTTAGGAGGCCGCCCTTCTTCCCGGCCCGGCTCACCACCAGGTCCGCTTCCGTGTGTCCCGGCTCCTCCCGGCTGTTGATATACGCTGGTCTCCCCTCTATACTGGGTAGCTTCGGATGCGCCAGCCGCTTTACCGGCTTGTAATCCCGGTTCTTTTTTCTGGACTTCTCCCAGAGGTCTTTGTTGCTGATATGCAGAAACACCCCGCCCCCTATGTACCCGTATAGGGTGCTTACACATACCGTTGTCTGAAACCCTTCTCGCCGGGCCAGCTCCAGGGCCACCGCTGGAGAGCACCGCTTCTTCCGCTCTATCTTTCCATTCGGCTGTACTCCCAGCATCTTTTCTTCTAGGAATCGCGCATATGCGTAGTCCTTCCCTAGCTTAATGGGCCGCCCCTTGGCCGTCTGGTTGTACTTATGCACCTGTTGTCCCTTGTCCGCCGAGTAACGGACCTCGTCCCACCACTCGCAGGTATGGACATAGGCCCCGCGCCGGAGCTCGTTATAAATCGTCTGGCGGCAGAAGCCCAGCTCCCGCGCAATCCAGCTCACGCCCTTCCCGGCCCGAAGGAATGCCTCCAGCTTGTACCGTTCCGCCTCCGTCATATAGTGCTGTTTTTTCGCCATAGCCCCGGCCTCCCTCGGTCGT